TTCTTGCATTATCCAGGGACCTGGGATATAGTGGGATTAACAAAAGGATAATTATGGAATACGCAACAAAAGAACTAGAAAGAATAGCCAATGCCTTAGAAGAAATTCTAAGATTAGTTAAAAAAGATATGGCTGAAATGAAGAAGGCGGCAAAATGATTGAATATAAAGATCTAAAGAAAAAAGACGAAGTGCGAACCACGCAGCTGGGTGAACCAGTATCTGGCAAGCTGCTAGAGTCCCCGAAGCAGGGACGCGGCCTGAAGAAGGCTATTTTGATTTTTACCAAAGGATCAGAGATTGGATTTTTTGACGAAGCAGGATCCGTCTACGCCAGCGACGTGGTGCAAGTGCGCAGAGATGGCGCCTGGCAGCAGGTGACTGGCCAGCCGGCATGAGCTGGACCAACCAAACATTTAAACAATTAGCTGAGCGCGCTGCATGGCGCGCTCACCTGAAGCGTAGATCCCGGGTCTTTAAAGAAAATCAAAAAAGGCTTAAGGCTGCAAGCTCTCAAGCGGGTGGGCCCGCCCCTAAAGAATCAGGGTCCAAGCAGGGTTGACAGGCTGCAAGCTGTAGGATATTATAAGATTATGAAAGATATAAAAGAACTACCAATAACTCTTCAAATGGCGCTGGCTATTAAGACGCCTGAACTATTTAATAAAGAACATTACGACCGGCTTATGAAAGTTAAAAACGTCGTTATTGAAAAAATGTATAAAGAATATGTTAAAGAAAGAAATATTAAAACAAATAAAAAAATTACCTCTTAGAAAATTTGGAAGCGCTAAACATAACAAGCTTATAGCGGAATATGTTAAAACAACCAGATTTTGGAAAGATCGAAATGTTAAAGAAAGAAGCTAGAAAGATAACCGGAGGCCTAAGCGCTCCCGGTAAGATGCCAGAAGGCGCTTATAGTATAAGCGCGCTCCATTGTAAGACGGGCGCAAAGTTGCGCCTGGTCAAAGATACACCATGCTATGGGTGCTATGCTTTAAAAAATAGATATATTATGCCAATACAAGCGGCCGCGCTGGAGCGTCGATTTAATTCATTAACACACCCGCAATGGGTCCAGGCTATGGCTGTATTAATTAAAGGAATAAAACATTTTCGCTGGCATGATAGCGGAGACCTTCAAGGGGTCTGGCATCTTAAAAATATTTTTGAAGTCTGTGATTTAACACCGGATACGATGCACTGGCTACCAACTCAGGAGCGCCAATTTTTACCGCTTCCAGGTTCAAGCATACCTAAAAATTTATTAATAAGATTAAGCAATGCAAAGAATGATACAAAGCCCGGCAGAGCCTGGGACCATTGGTCAACCGTAGTAACAACGCCGCGCGCTGGTCACGTGTGCCCGGCGCCCGAACAGGGCAACACTTGCGGCAGCTGCCGCGCATGCTGGAGCAAAGATGTCAAAGAAGTACAATATAAAATCCACTAAAATTATGAATAGATATGAAGCCTGGCGCAGGGCTCAAGGCTACAGGCCTCCAAGCAAGTTAGAAGCAATTCACAAGCCTACAAGCCCTCAAGCAAAGATGTCAAAGAAGTCCAATATAAAATCCACTAAAATAAAAAAATTTCATGATGAATGGTGCAGGGCTAATGGCTACAAGCTCTCAAGCACAGTCACACAAGGTCCCAAGCCACAAGCTAAGGGTTCAAGCTTCAAGCCCAAGTCTACAAGCTCAAGGATCCGGGAACCCGGATAGAGGCGAAAGGCCCCAAGCTTCAGGGTACAAGCAACCAGAATAAAAGTATTTTTTTTGTGTGTAGTATGAAAAGATATCTGGTGAGGAGAGAACCTCACTTTCATGGATTTTAAGGTAGGAGTTGTCTTTAATTCAAGAGTGAAAAAGTTCCCACTAGGAGGGTAGCCCAAAAGATCAGGAGTGCCGAATAAAGCCCAATTTTCCAGCCGTGTCCACTTAATTCTCTTAGACTCATTTTTTAGTTTTCTCCAAAGTTGTCGCTCGGTTATGAGAGGTCTAACCACTACATTACCAATTTATAATTTACCGATGATTTTGCCAATATTATGGACAGGTTTTTTGCATCTAAAAACTAGTCTGTGGGTCTCGCTGTCACCGAAGATTCGATTCTCAAGCAGCAAAACCTGTGTCATATCGTATATCTCACCGTTTGGTAATTCCACTTGGACTCTCGCGTTCTGAGCAACTTCAGCCTTCATAAACTTCTTCATGACCTGATCTAGAATCTTTCCTGTAATTGCCATTCTGTTGCGCTTATAAAATAAGTATTATATATTGTCAAATATTATGGCTAAATCTGGACCAGAAAAACATCTAACGAGCCAGCAAATAAAATTTGCTCAACTCCTAGTCTACGGAGTAGAAGGAAACGCTCTAAGCAAAACGGAAGCAGCAAAGCTCGCAGGATTTGCAGACCCACAACCATATGGGTCTCGCTTAACTAACCCTACGGAATATCCACTGGTATGCGCGCACATCAGCAATCTCAGGGACGAAGTAAGACAGAAATATGGCATCACTTTTGAGAGACATTTAGAAGAACTTGGAAACATTAGGGACAGGGCCAAAAAAGACAATAGGAATCTAGCAGCTGCTGCCACTACTGAAATAGCTAGAGGCAAGGTAGCTGGATATTATATTGATCAAAAGATTATTAGACACGGGAAGATTGACGACCTCAATCTCGATCAACTCTATGAAAGAATGAGAACAATCAAAGAGAAGAACGAGAAAGTTTTAGAAGCTAAAAAGCTTTTGAATTCTACTGAGGAATCAGAGTCAGAAGATAAAACATCGCAACAAAAAAAATTACCATTGCCACAACAAAGATCTGATCCGGATTCCACATCTTAACTATCTTTTCTTTTTCTTTTTAGATTTAGCTTTTTTCTTCTTACCTTTTTTCTTTTTTTTCTTTGGCATATTGTTATATTTCTCCTTCAATACGTTATACTTTTCTTCACTTATCCAGTCAAGATCTCCCCACGCATCATCATACATTCAGTTTTTCCATCCTTGTAATACATTTAATCGGAAATACATTTCTATCAGAGAACACCTCATCCTTCGCGTCATAACTTGCAAACGTCCATAAAAACTTTTTAGTCCTTTTATACACATACGCAAACGATATCATCTTAGAGCATTCAAACTTATCAAACTCGTCAGCCGTGGCATGGCCTCCATCAGCTGTGATATCCAGCCACGAAATCTTATAGAAGTAATACTTCTTCTTATTAATCTTAACATGTTTGTATTTCGATTTTTTTCTAAACATTTTGATACCATGAGGGTATTGTATACCTCCTCCCACCTAAAACCTTTTTTACACCGTGCCCATTGCTTTTGCCGCTGTCAAATACTATACAGCTTAAAGCCTTCATTTTAAACACTTCCTCTGTACCATCCTCGTTTTTAAAAAACAATTCCCCTCCAGTATAATTATCATTAAGATAAACCAAGGAAGAATAATCCATTGTATCATTGTTTTCTAGCTGTCTATCTACATGTAGAGGCATAAAGTGCCCTTCTAACCACCGGCACATTCTCATTGATTGCCATTGCTTGGTTTTAGTAACAAAATGGTGGTCGATGAACATTATATTTTTATGTGCATAGTAATTTAAAAGATTTCTTATTTGAGGATCTGGAATATTATTAAAATGAATATTTCTATCCTTATGAAAAGCCCTCCCATCATCACATAAATGGTCATTTTCATCAAAGAACTTCATCAGACTGACAGCATCATCTGGATGGACGAAGTTATCTATGAATACTCTGGTTGGCATCTATCTGTATACCCCTCCCCCTATAAAATAGTAAATGAAAATAGTGAATCATGTGCGCGCGCCCCTTAAGTTGTTGGTATTGCTAGCTTATTGACGATAATTGAACTTTTGCTTAAATAAGTGTTGATTATCAACCTTCATTTTCAAATTGTACCTTTTGTACCCTATTGTACCTTTGCAAAAGGTACAAAAATGAACGAATAAGTGTTGGTATATAACAATTCTAGACTTTGTACCCATTGTACCCACCTTTAAAAAAAAATAAAAAAAATTTTTTTATTTCATTGAAAACACTGTATACAAGGGTACAATGCAATTAATGGCTAATTTCCTTGCTAATATCCTCATTTTTGTCGCTTTCCTTATTTTCGTCGTGGGTACAATTCCTATAATACTCATCCACTTTACGAAGGAATGCGTGTTGGTAGCCGACAAATTCCTTGTCCGTAACCTCAAACTTCTGAAAAAATTTATCTTTAGAACACATTAGAATGATTCCAGACTGTATTTTGGTCTGATAAACATAATTGTGGGCCATTGCATAGGCTCCTAATTGAATGAAATAGTCTTCTATCCATTCTCTCCTTTTGGGCTTGTTGGTTTGTTTAAAGTCTATTATACTTTCACGCCCGTTGTAGATTCCTACAACATCCGTGGCCCCTGCATAAAGGTCCGGATAATACAATGTCACTTCACTCCCCCAAATTTCTTCCAGGTCCCCGAGCCCTGATTCAATAATCTTTTGCGCCATGGGTTCCGCCTCTTTGCCGACTGACGTCAGGTCCTTGTGCCCTGTTCCCCGGACATACGCCTCCAGATACGTATGCATAGCGGTGCCTCTAAGGGCTGCTACATCTCGTACTCGGTCTGCTGCCTGAGCCCCGAGTCTTGCTTTCCAGTTCGCTAGACTCTGTCGCTTCTCTTCCGACTGGGTTGCGGAGATAATAGTCG